GTATTCGTATTCGTATTCGGGATTCGATAGTATGGTTTCCGCTGGTCCTTTTCTTCTGAATTGGATGAAATTTATTGTGTAATATAATCCTACAGAATGAATTTATTTGAAACAAATATATATAGTAATCACATGAATTCATTGATGTTTAGATATGACAACGATTCTGATTATAGCGAAGAAGACGATGATTCAGAATTCGAGGAAAGTAAATCATTGGATTCTGGAGAACTAATGTGTAGGAATATTGACCCAGCCTTAGCTAGATTGATGGGAATAATAATAGAAGAACAAAAACAAGAAATTACTTGGAAACCACCCGAGAAACCCGGTTTAGATAATAGTGATGGCATATCTTATTCTTATTGTTTGAAAAATTATATGGGAATGGCTGAAATCAACTTTTTCAAAAAAATCAAACACGATATACGCAACTACCAAAAATTATCTGACAGACAGTTGGATTATATTAAAGATTTGAATAACCATGATAAGTTTGAACTCATTGAAATATACAATGAAATACTGCAACAAAGAGAACATGCCCAACATAAATAGGTGTATTTCTAACGGGCTAGACCGTAGGAAAAAATTCCCAATCCAACTCCATACACACATTCTTCCATATCATATCTTGTTCCAACTGTTTTTCACGGTCTTTCATCATTGGAATATAAGGCAAATATTGTGTTTGATTTAATAACACACACAACTGATATAATGTATACGTATAATTGAAAAAATTCCGCCGGTTTTTCGGGCAGTGCATTGCCCATGGTTTCTGGATTTCGATAAACAACACACACAGTGTCTCGTGTAATTCTTCATTCATAATCGGTGGTTTGATACCGAAAATCGAATTAATATATTGAATGTGCTCAAAATATTTATTAAATCCCAGTTTCTGCAATATTTCTCGCATTTTGTTGTAATTGATTTCGCTGTAGTTTTTGATTCTCTCTTTTTTAATCCGTTCTCTAATTGCTTCAATCACATTGTCGGGTATTTTGGTGGTTTCCTTTGCCTGAAATTGTGATAAAATTTCTTTGAAATGGTTCAGACGAATATATGCTGTGTAAGATACTTCATTGGGTGGTTCTTTATTTGTAGGTTTCGAGGAATCCACGATATATGTAATAAACTTGCCGCATTCTTTATTATTACAGATTAATATTCCTTCTTCTTCCTGTGGAATCAACTCACCTGTATTACAATATTCACATACATCGGAAACAACCATATAATCATTGATATTAATATAGTCATTTGTGACATTACGCCAATAAGACTGATATATTTTACGGGATTGATTGTATTTCTCGGAAATGGGGTTGGAGGATTCGTTGTTCTTGGCATTGATTTTGAAAAATGCATTTAATACATTTGTATTCTGTTTGCCTCCTCCTGTAGATATATCTTTCTTTTGTTCGAAATAATCAAAGATGCATTTTGAATTTTCCAGAAAATATTCCTTCTCTTGAGAACAATAGATTTTAATGTCCTTTTTTTTCTGTTTGATTTTGTCTTTGGTTTCCATGTATTCATCAATTTGAGAGATATTTAGGGTTTTTAAATACAGCTTGAGGTTTTCAATATCGTCTTTTAATTGTGGAATCACCACTGTCTTGTTTTGATGAAACACATTCAACATTTCGGTGTGTTTTTTATCGATTGTGTTTGCATTTTTCATTCCACAACTGTAATATATTTTTATATAAATTCGATTGGTTTTTCTATATATTTTGCACACAGATTAAGTTTTTGTTCTCGTTTTCGTTTTCGTTTTCGTAAATATTTGCGATTCAATATAATAAAATAGTGTATACTCAAAAAGAAAAGAGAACATATGATGTCATTTATTCAAAAAGAAAAAACAGATGAAATTCATATGTCAAAAGGACACTTTCAGAAAATGGTATTTATTATGAATGCACTTGATAAAGGATGGTCTGTCAAAAAAATAGAGGACTCTTATATTTTTACCAAAAAACATGAGGGGAAAAAAGAAGTGTTTCAGTCTGACTATTTAGATAAATTTATTGAATCCAATATGCATTTGAAATAGGGGGAGAACTGACTATTCAAAACTCGTGACATAATATTACATTCCGATGATATTATTATACAATAACACGATATATGGTATAAATATAATATATAAAATATTATTTGTATAATTCATTGAGTGGGGGTCTTTTTTATTATTTTTGGAATTTGTGTATTTTTGTGTATTTTTCTGATTTTTTTTTCTTTAGGAAGTATATATATAATATGGGTGGAGCTCTCATGCAATTAGTCGCCTATGGCGCACAAGATGTTTTCCTTACTGGAACACCAGAGATTACCTTCTGGAAAGTGTCATACCGCAGACACACAAACTTCGCAATGGAATCCATTGAACAAACATTCTCTGGACAAGCCGATTTTGGAAGACGTGTAACTTGCACCATCTCAAGAAATGGTGACCTTGCTTACAGAACTTACCTTCAAGTAACTCTTCCTGAAATCAACCAATCTATGGCTTCTTCAGTTGCCGGTTCTGGTGTCTATGCCAGATGGTTAGATTTCATTGGTGAACAACTTGTTGCTCAAGTTGAAGTTGAAATTGGAGGTCAAAGAATTGACCGTCAATACGGTGACTGGATGCACATCTGGAACCAACTTACCATGTCTTCTGAACAACAAAGAGGATACTTCAAACTCATTGGTAACACCACCCAACTCACCTACATGACTGACCCATCCTTCGCTGGTATTGCTGGTCCTTGCGCTGCTTCTGGAGCCCCTACTCAAGTATGTGCTCCTCGCAATGCTCTTCCTGAGACCACTCTTTACATTCCTCTTCTCTTCTGGTTTTGCAGAAACCCTGGACTTGCCCTTCCTTTAATCGCCTTAAAATCTGTAGGGCAGAAAAGTATCCAACCTAAAAAATCTGAGCACTTTTTTAGGGAAAATTTGTTGTTGACTCAGCGTGAAACTATGTTTCATGAATCACAGATGCTAGTTTCCTGTTATTAAAATCAGGAAGCAACATGACCAAATTGCGGGAAGTTCCCAAAGATGATGGTACCAAATTGTAAATGAAAGTTTACAATGGCTGAGAATAAAACTCGGGTATGGTAAAAAACCCTCATATGATGATACTAAAAAAGTATCTGAAACGGATAATCCGCAGCCAAGCTCCTAACGTCGTTATGATAAGACTATGGAGAAGGTTCAACGACTAAATGGTTATGGGTCGAAGTATTTTAATCAAATACTATGAAGACTTAAGATATAGTCTAGTCCCCAGCGATGTTCTCATTGTTACAGGTTGTAATGAGAATGCTGATAAATACCGCGAAAGCGGGGGTATATGTGGTCGTACAGTACCACGAAGTCAAAATCAACCTTGACCTCAGACCTATTGGAGAATGCTTATGGGCTGTCAACACCCTTTCTTCTTCCAGTGCTGGAACCCAATCCGTCACCACTGCCTACCAACAATCCCTTGTTGCTGCTTCCCTCTATGTTGACTACATCTTCCTTGACACTGATGAACGCAGAAAAATGGCACAAAACCCTCACGAATACCTCATTGAACAAGTTCAATTCACTGGTGATGAATCTGTTGGTTCCTCCTCCAACAAAATCAAACTCAACTTTAACCACCCTGTTAAAGAACTTGTTTGGGTTGTTCAACCTGATGCTAACGTTGATTACTGCTCATCATTAGATGCTTCTCAACTTCTTTTCAAAGTCCTTGGTGCTCAGCCATTCAACTACACTGACTCCATTGATGCTCTTCCTAACGCCATCCACGCCTTCGGAGGACCTACCGAAACCGCTGGATCCCAAGCCTTCGTTACCTCACAAGGTCTCTTCCAAATGCCTGGTGCTGTTGACATCACCGGACTTACCTCCCAACAAGAATGGAACAAACTTTCCGTCAACACTCCATTCCAACCTACTGATGGTTCTTCTGCCGTCACTGGTTCCGGTCTTTCTGATGCTGGAACTTTCGTTCTCGCTGAAACTGCTCTTGACATGCATTGCTGGGGTGAAAACCCTGTTGTCACTGCCAAACTCCAACTCAATGGACAAGACAGATTCTCTGAACGTGAAGGTTCTTACTTCGATGTTGTCCAACCTTACCAACATCACACCAGAGCACCTGACACTGGTATCAACGTATACTCTTTTGCATTGAGACCAGAAGAGCATCAGCCAAGCGGATCGTGCAACTTTTCCAGAATTGATAACGCTGTTCTTCAACTTGTCCTTTCTTCACCAACTGTTGCCGGCACTGCCACTGCTAAAGTTCGTGTCTATGCTGTAAATTACAATGTTCTCAGGGTGATGAGTGGAATGGCCGGGGTAGCATACTCCAACTAAACGCATAATCTGAATAGATTTTATAAAAATTCTATACTATATATTTTATATTATAGAATATTGCTTTTTGCTTTTATTGCTTTTTCAGTTTTTGCTTTTATATTGCTTTTTGCTTTTATTGCTTTTTCATTATTGCTTTTGTTAAAATGATATAAAGAGAATTACAATATAAATATATCCATAAACCATGAATTCGTTATCTGTTGTTCTTCCTGAAAATGCTCAAAATAAAATTATTGAAAAAATCAAAAATACAATGAACCAATCATTATGTCCAATGTTTATTTCATATTTTCAGGGTTTTGTAAAAAACACTCCTGAAGATTTTGTTGTAGATTTTGATGATGTATGGAAATGGGTTGGATTTGGTCAAAAAATAGCTGCAATTCAATTATTGAAAAAACATTTTATAATGGATGTAGATTACAAAAAAATAGATAAATCGATTATAAAAAAAGAACATACACGTGGAGGTCATAATAAAGAAATCATTTTTATTAATCTCAAAACATTCAAATTGTTTGCAATGAAATCAAATACAAAAAAATCATCGATTATACAAAGTGATTTTATTAAATTTGAAGAAATATTACAAAAAACAATGCAAGAAGAATGTATTGAATATACTGAACAACATATTCATCAAATAAATATAAAAAATGAACAAGACCAACAAATTAAAAATCAGTTAGAACGTGAACAAATATTATTAAGAGAATTTGCAAACAAGGGTCCTCTAATATATATTATAAAAGTAAAAACATTCGAAAATGGTCAGTATGTTATCAAATTAGGTGAAAGTAGAAAAGGAATTGACAGAAGATACAAAGAACATAAATCAAGATATGACGAAGCCTTATTGTTAGATTGTTTTCAAGTAAGACGTAGTCATGATTTTGAAAAATTTTTACATTATCATGAAAAAATTAGATATAATCGCGTAAATAATTTACAAGGACATGAAAAAGAAGTTGAATTATTTTTAATAGGTAATGAGCTGTCTTATGATGATTTATTACAAATTATTCACTTGAATTTAAAAATTTTTGATGACCATGATGAAAAATATATCGAAAAATTACATATAGAAAATGAAGTATTAAGAGAATGTATTGCTGCATCATCAAACACAACTTCAACTGGTCAAACCGCAAATTCTTCATCTATTGAAGAATTGATACAACAAATGAAACAATTGACTTTGAAAATAGATTCCCTTGAAAAAATAAACAAAGAGATTTTAGAAAAGTTAAATACTTCGCATATAAAAGTTGCCACCAATTTTGGAACACCTTTGGTTACATTAGGACCTCGATTGCAAAAAATTAATCCAGAAACAATGACTCTTGTAAAAGTGTATGAATCAGTTTCAGAATGTATCAATGAAAC